GTTCGTAGAACTTCATTTTTAGTTACAACTGCTGGAATACCAGACATTGCAATGAATTTTATTGCTGTACCATTTAGAGGAAGAAATATTCAATATCCTGGCGATAGAGCAGACCCAGCAGATTGGACAGTATCTTTTTATAATGATACAGACTTTATGATAAGAAACGCAATGGAAAGATGGCAAAATGGTATTAATGACTTTGCAAATAATACTGGTGTCATTGCTCCTGCTGACTTTCAAACTGATTTGCAAATAGAACAGTTAGATAGAGATGATACAATTCTAAAAACTTATATTCTTAGAAACTGTTTTCCAACATCTATCGGTGCGATTGAATTATCAAATGCACAAGCAGATGCTATCGAAACTTTTGATGTGACTTGGAAATATACACACTTAGAAGCATCTGGCGTCAATTTTTAACCTACTAAATAGAAGACACAGTAGGAGATATTATGGCGGAATTATTTGGTTTTAAGTTTGAGAAGATAAAAGACTCTGGCTCTCAAGAGAAGTTTACTGAACCTAGTTCAGAAGACGGAACTCTTGAGGTCGCTGGAGGCGGTTTTTATGGACAACTCTTAGATACTGATGGTAGAGAACGAACCGAGCAAGACTTGATTCGTAGATATCGTGATATTGCACAACAACCAGAGTGCGATAGTGCGATTGAAGATATCATCAATGAGGGTATTGTTGCGAATGAAAAAGATCAAGCAGTTGCTATAGAACTTGACAGACTTATACTTTCTAAAAAAATCAAAGATAGAATACACGAAGAATTTGATGTTGTGTTACAGCTCCTTGATTTTGATACAAAAGGACATGACATATTCAGACGTTGGTATGTTGATGGTCGTTTGTTTTATCATAAGGTAATTGACCAAAAGAATCCAAAAAAAGGTGTTCAAGAGTTACGATATATCGAACCTAAAAAGATTCGTAGAGTTAAAGAAATAAAGAAAGATGTTAAAAAAGGAACTAGTGTTGAACTAGTTACTAAAGTAAACGAATATTATCTTTATAATGACAAAGGTCTTAAAACTGGAACAACTGAAGGTATTAAAATATCTCCAGACAGTATAACTTATGTGCCATCTGGACTAATTGACCAGAACAAAGGTCATGTACTTTCTTATCTACATAAAGCAATCAAACCAGTTAATCAACTTAGAATGATTGAAGATGCACTTGTTATTTACAGAATATCAAGAGCTCCAGAAAGACGTATATTCTATATTGATGTTGGTAACTTACCAAAACAAAAGGCAGAACAGTATCTTAAAGATGTTATGAACAGATATCGTAACAAACTGGTATATGATGCAACTACTGGTGAGATCAGAGATGATAGAAATCAAATGTCAATGTTAGAAGATTTTTGGTTGCCAAGACGAGAAGGTGGTAGAGGAACAGAGATTACTACACTACCAGGCGGCTCTAATCTTGGAGAGATTGATGACATACAATACTTTAAGAAGAAACTATTTCAATCATTAAATGTACCTATCTCTCGTTTAGAAGCAGAAGCTGGTTTCAGTCTTGGTCGTTCTACAGAGATTACAAGAGATGAATTGAAGTTTACAAAGTTTGTACAAAGATTGAGGAAGAAGTTTACTCCTCTATTTACTGATATTCTAAAGACAAACCTTATATTAAAAGGTGTAATCACTTTAGAAGATTGGACAAGTATTAATCAACATATTCAGTATGACTTCTTGCAAGATGGACATTTTGCAGAACTCAAGAGAGCTGAGTTGATGGAAGATAGAATCAATGCACTAGGTAACATTGAAAGTTACATTGGTACATTCTTCAGTAAAGAATGGGTACAGAAAAACGTACTAAATCTTTCTGATAGAGAGATTGATGAAATGCAGAAACAAATGAATACAGAAGCTGGACTTGACCCAGATGAGGGTGGAGTTGACGTACCACAGAATACAGATGGTATTACAAGATACCCATCTCAAGATGGAACACCAATCCCAGCAGATGACATAGCAAAATATGATGGTGAAGAACCACCAGAAGAAAATGGAGATAAATAATGAGTGCAGAAAATTTTGTAAATGAATTACAACAAAGTAACAACTTAGGTGCAGAAGATGCATTTAAGAGTGCAATGACTGACAGAGTTGGTCGTGCATTAGAAACAAAAAGAAAAGAAGTAGCTGGAACTTTCGTAAGTAACCATATACCAGAAGTAGAGGACAATGAAGCAGTTTAATTCATTATATACATCTCTCCCAGAGAAAGATGAACATAAGAAATCTAAAGGGTATAAGAAACTGTCTCCGAAGATGAAAGAGGCTGTTGACGATATCTTTAGTAAAATGGACTCTAAACCTTCAGATTTCCTAAATACTTTTGAAAAAACTATTAATCAAGTATCCAAAAAATACAAAGTTCCAGAAAAGGAACTTATGGGATATTTTGAAAAAGAAATGTTAGCATTTTAAGGAGTTAGACAATGGCATTTACCACAAGAACATTAAGAGATACAGTTGTTAACGCTCCAGGCGCAGGCGGAACAGTCACTATATTAGTTAATATCGCCAACGATACAACGACAACCAATGCTATTTTAGATGCAAGTGCTTTAGACGGACACGCAAATGGTGCGAAATTGCATATAAGAAGAATTTGGTGGAGTTTAGTTCAAGGAACTGCTGATGATAATACAGGTCATGTTAAAATTATCGAGCAAGGTGATTCTGATATAACATTAATTGATTTAGCAGGAACTGGTCATTATGATGGTTCAGCTGGATTGATTGAATCTGCTGCAACAAATACTGGTGCTACTTCTGGAGATATGGAAATGGCTTGTCTTGGTACATCTGGTTTTGTATTGATAGAGTTCAAAAAAGATGTTAACTATACAAACTAAAGGATAGAATTATGGGATATCAATTAAAATTAATATCAGAACATACTGCTCATGACCAAGATTATTTGATTGAACAAGATGAAAAGTCTGGTAAGAAGAACTATAAAATTAGAGGTGTCTTTATGCAAGCAGACATCAAAAATCGTAATGGTCGTATGTATCCTATGGAAATACTTTCTAAAGAAGTAACCAGATACAATAAAGAATACGTCAATGAGAATCGTGCATACGGAGAGTTAGGACACCCAGACGGGCCAACAGTTAATCTCGAAAGAGCATCTCATATGATTACTTCTTTACAACCAGACGGAAAGAATTTTATCGGAGAAGCAAAGATACTTTCAACCCCTATGGGTGAGATTGTAAAGTCTTTGATGGATGATGGTGCAAAATTAGGTGTATCATCTAGAGGCATGGGAAGTTTAGACCAAAAAGATGGTGCTAACGTAGTGAGAAAAGACTTCTACCTTGCGACTGCAGCTGATATAGTTGCTGACCCATCTGCTCCCAACGCATTTGTTGAGGGTATTATGGAAGGTAGAGAGTGGATTTGGAACAATGGATTGATACAAGAATCAGAAGTTCAACAGATCAAAGATAACATAGAAGAAAATCACAGAACCAACAACGCATCAGCGGATAGTTTGGAATTTGCACGATTTCTTCAAAAGTTATAATTTATAAATAACTTGTATAAACATTCAAAAGGAGCAATATCCCATGGCAAATGAATTAGATAAAACCATTGAGGAATTAGAGGCAGAAGTACTTGATGAGCTTGAAGAAGCTAATGGTCAAGATGCCCCTATGAAATCAGCTGGTAAAGCCGACAAAATGGACAAAGTAAGTGGTGAAGTCCAAGACACAGGAAACCCTGTAGTTTCACCAACTCAAAAAGATGCACCATCTAAAAAGACTGTTGCAAAATCCAAAGAAGTATCTGGAAACCCTATGCAAAAAGGCGAAGGTAAACCAGATTCAGCTGATACACCAAATGACGGAATGAAGAAAACTGCTAAATCACTTGCAGCTGGATTCGAAGCAAATGGTGATGAAAATCTTGCAGAAATGGAAGTACCTAAATCTAAAGGTGCAATTATGGCTGCAATGGAACTTAAAATGAATAAAATGAGTGCAAAAGAACTTAAAGCACAATATGAAAAAGTCATGAGCGCAATGGACTATAACGAAACAGACGATATGGAAACAGAGGAAGAAAAAGTTAAAAAAGAATCTGTTGAGAATCGTCTAAAGTCTATTGATGTATCTGAGCATGTAAATGCACTAATGAATGGTGAGGGTGACCTTTCCGAAGAATTTAAACGTAAAGCTGCAACAGTATTTGAAGCTGCCGTTAAATCAAAAGTTCGTTCTGAAGTTGAAAGAATGGAAGACGAATATAAATCTGAACTGGAAGAAAATATAAATGCAACAAAGGAAGGATTAACTGAAAAGGTTGATACTTACTTAAACTACGTTGTTGAAGAATGGATGAAAGAGAACGAGTTGGCTATCGAAAGAGGCTTGAAAGGCGAAATCGCTGAAGACTTTATCTCTGGTTTAAAAACATTGTTTGAAGACCACTACGTTGATGTTCCAGATGAAAAATATGATGTGTTAGAAGCACAATCTGAAAAAATTTCAGAACTAGAAGGTAGAATTAACGAAATGATGGAAGAGCAAATCCAGTCCAAGTCTGTTAATGCTACACTAGTGAAGGAACAGGTAATGTCAGAAGTTACTACTGATCTTGCCGACACAGAAATTGAAAAGTTTAAGTCATTAATTGAAGATGTTGAATTTTCTTCTGAAGAATCATATCATCAAAAACTTAGTACTCTAAAGGAAAGTTATTTCCCTAAGAATATACAAGTAATGACAGAAACACTTGGTGATGTAGAAACTGGTATCGCACAGGACATTGACACTACCGATTCAATGGCTGCATATATGTCCGCTATTGGTCGAACAGTTAAAAGTGCAAAATAAACAATTTATAAATAGTAGAAATTAAAAAGGAGAAACAAATGTTTCAAACAGAACATCTACAAGAAAAGTGGTCGCCAGTCCTTCAACACCCTGATTTACCAGAAATCAAGGATAGTTA